AGCTTTCGGGCAGGAAGAAGTCGTGCAGGACGACACCGGCAATCGCTCGCATGAAGAAATGGGCGAAGGTCTGGAAGGTCAGCACGAGCCGGACGAAGCCGAAACCGAACCGGAAAGCGAGGAGGAATCGCCAGAAGACGAAGCCGGCGAGGACGAAGCCGAGGACGGCGAAGAAGGCGAGGAAGCCGAGCAAGGCGAGGACGAAGCCGAGGACGAGGAGTCTGAGGCCGAGCCCGCGGCGGAAGCCAAACCGGAACCGGCGGCAGAGCCGCAAGGCCGGGTGCCGTCCGGGCGTTTGCGCCAGCAGACCGAGCGGGCGGAAGCGGCCGAACAGGCCATTCGCGAGCTTAATCAAGAACGCGAGCACGAGCGCGCCGATTTTGGTCGCCGCTTTGACGATCTCAATGGCCGCTTCAATGCGCTCTTGACCGCCTTGCAGCAAGGCCAGCAAGGCGCGCCGCGCCCGGCAACCCAGCCCGAAGGTCCACCTGACGTATTTGAGAATCCACAAGGCTTTGTGGACTATCAGAACCGGCAGCGACAGGCCGATATGTCGCGGGTCGAGCAGATGATCGCCAATATGCGCTTTGAAAACTCGCTCAATGTCGCCAAGGCGGCGAATAAAGAGCAGTTCATTAAGGCGTGGCAGGCGATCAACAAGCTCGATGCCAACAAACCGGACGATCGATCGACCGTGCAGCGCATTTATGCGGCGCCCGATCCGGGCGAGGCATTGATGCAATGGTATGCGAAAAGCGAACGCGACCGCGTGCTCGGCAACGAGACGCTGGACGCCTACACCAAACGCATTGCCGAAGAAGCGGTGAAAGCCGCTTTAGCCGACCCAGCGCACCGCGCCCGCGTCGTCGAAGACGCCCGCGCCGAGGCCGAGGGTGGCAGCCCGAGCAGGCCAGCGCGATACATCACCCGCTTGCCGAAATCGCTCAATGGCGCAACCGGCCAGTCCGCCAACAAGGATGTCGACCCGTTGCTCTATGACGATTCCGACCAAGCCGTCTGGAACTCCGCTTGGCGCTAGTCCCGCTTTAACACATCACGTCACATCTGCGGTTGACGGCGCCGGAAAGGAAGGCGGCCGATGGCCCTTACTGTCACTCAAGTCAACAACAAACTCATCGTCTTTCGTAAGCAGGTGTTTCACGAATATGTTCGTGAAAATCTGTTCTCGCCGTACATGGGCACGGATATCACCTCGATCATTCGTGTCATTCCCGACCTCGACAAGGGCGGCAAAAACGGCGGCGAACAGATTAACATCCCGCTGATGGCGCGGCTCAACGCCGTCGCCATCTCGACCGGCGCGCTGGTTGGTAATGAAGAGGCGCTGGACAACTACGGCATGCGCATGTGGATCGATTGGGCGCGCAATGCCGTCAAGATCAACAACGCCGAAGAACAGAAATCCTCGATCGACCTGTGGGCCGAAAGTAAGCCCATGTTGGTGGATTGGGGCAAGGAGCTGCAACGCGACGAAATCGTCGACGGCCTCTATGCGATTCCGTCGCAAGCCGCACCCAACGGGCTCGGCTCCACCAACGGCCAGCGCGTTAACGGCATCTTGTTTGATGCCGCGACCGCGGCGCAGCGCAACACCTGGATCACCGACAATCAGGATCGGGTGCTGATCGGCAGTGGCAATACCGCCAACCTGGTCGCCGGCAACTTCGCCGCCTCGATGACCAATATTACCACGGCAATGACCTTGTCGGGGGCGCTGATCAATCGCATGAAGCGCTCGGCGAAGAAGTTGCAGTTTCCGCGCATCAGGCCGTTCAAGCTCAAGGACAACGGCACCGAGTGGTTTGTGCTGTTTGTCGGTCAAGAGCAATTCCGTGATGCGCAGAATGACACCGACATCAAGACCGCAAACCAGAACTCGCGGGCGCGTGAAAATCAGGGCTATCTGAAAAACCCGATCTTTGTCGACGGCGATTTGCTCTATAACGGGGTCATCATTCGCGAAGTCCCCGAGCTGTCGACGCGGCTGCCGGTGTTTTATCAGACCGCCGGAGCCGCCGGCACCACCCAAGTGGCGCCGGCACATCTGTGCGGCCAAGGTGCGGTGGCGTGGTGCTGGGGCAAAATGCCGACGCCGACGTTCTTAAAAGAGGACGATTATCAGTTCAACCGCGGTGCCGGCATCAAGATGGCCTACGGGGTTGGCAAGATCGCCAAGCTCTTCAACAACGTCAATTTCAAGGATTGGGGCGTCTACACCGGCTTCTTTGCCGCGGTGGCCGACAACTAATCTTGAACAAGGAGCAACCTCATGTATCTCGACCCCACAAAAACCATCCCGGCCCGCAATCTGCTCACCCAACAGCCGCAGTTCGCGCGGGCGACGTTCAACTTCAACGATCCCGGCATCGCCGGCGGCATTGCCTTTGCGGCGCTGCCGCAGGGCGCCTTTATCACCCAGGTGGCGGCCTATGTGACGACGGCGTTTAATGCCGCCACCACCAACGTCTTTACTGTTGGCACCACCAAGGCCAATGCCAACGAAATCCTGGCGTCCGGCGCCATCGCGCCGGGCACGCTCGGCTATCAGAACGCCGCCACCGCGGCCGGCTTGGGTCTGGCGGCGACCGGCGCGGCGACGGCGCCGCAGACGCTGTGGGCCAAATACACCCAAACCGGCAGCGCGGCGACTGCGGGTCAGCTGACCTTGATCGTTTCCTACATTCTCAACAACGACGAATGATGAACCTCCTGGTATCGCGGGTTGAGCCATGTCCGCGGTATCGGTGCCATCGCGCCGTTTTCAGCCATTGACGGCGCGATGTTTCCTGGCGCGGTGGTGTCACGGCTGCCGCGCTCTTTTTTCAACACAACGGGGTGTCGATGATGAATGAGACAGTCGCCGACGAGGCGGTGATATCCGAGCAAGTGACCTACCGGCCGGATGAACACGATCCGGTGCAAGTGGTGCTGGCCGGCCATACCTTTCATGCCAACCTGCCGCTGACGCTGAGCATGAAGGCGAGCTGGTTCGAGCGGCTGCGCAACAATCGGTTTTTCAAGGTCGGGCCGTTCGATCCAAAAACCGATGCCGTCAAGGTCAAGCCGGCGGTGCCATCACCGAAGACGCCGGAGCAATATCGCGCCCATGCGGTGGAGTGGTTCAAGACCGTGCCGAGCGTCGAGGCATTGGATACCCGCTGGGCGCAGGAAGAAATCTTGCGGCTTGCCTGCGGGGTCGGCGCCGACGATCTTGACTATTTGGCGACGCTGTTTCGGCCGAAGCGCGCCGAGCTGCGCAAGCGCGAAGTGCCATGAAACCCCGCATGAAATCCCGCAAGCCAGTGAAGCGGGCTGCCAGTATTGACAACAGGAGACGACGAATGACCACCAAGCCCGATGAAGCCGCCAAGAAGCCGGAGCCCGAGCATGGCGAAAGCGTCACCTATCAGCCGCCGCCCGACGAAGCGCAGACGGTGGAATGGCACGGCATTAGCTTTGCGGCCGGCAAGCCGCAAAAGGTCACCGATGCCGACATGCTGGCGGCAGCGCGAGCCAATCCGTTCTTTAAGGTCGGCGGCAAATAATGCCGACGCCGTTTCGCACCTCGGTCGAGCTGGTCAATGAGGCGCTGGCCAATCTCGGCGTGCTGTCGCCGGGCCAGCCGATTGACGTCGAGGACTTCAATTATGTCAACGAGTCGCTGGACGCGATCTTTCGCAAGCTGGCGGCGTTGGAAATCTGCTATGTGGCGGACCCGGCGCATATTCCGGGGCCGTGGTTCTCCGACCTCGCCTATATCGTCGCCGGTGAATGCGCGATGAAATTCGGCTCCAATCCCGACCAGTATCAGACCCTGATCGCCCATGGCCTCGGCGGCGCCGGCAACGTGCCGGTCGGCGGCGGTGCCGCGGCGCAAAGCCTCAAGCAAATCACCCGCGGCCGGCCGACCTACGAAGTGCTGCAAGCGGAATACTTCTAAATGGCGACCGGCAAGCCGCTGCCGATTCCATTTCCGTCGAGTTCGTTTCCCGGCGCCAATCCGCAGGAAGGCGCCGGCCGGCTGATCAATTGCTACGCCGAGCCGCTGGGCGAAAAAAGCGCCATCAGCGGCCAAGTCTGGCGCCGCGCGCCCGGCCTGTCGCCGTTCGCGCGCACCAGCAACAGCGGCTATCGCGGCGGCCTGATTGTCAATAACACCTCGTATGAGACCTGGAGTGCCACCGCGGCGACCGTCGATGCGAGCGGCAATGTGACGACGCTCGGCGCCTTTCCCGGCAGCAAGTTCGTATCGATCGCCCGTAATCGGGTTTCGCCCAACCCCGACGTCGTCGCGGTCGATGCCGACAACGGCGCTTACATTCTCAATACCACCGCGGTTGCCAACGCCAGCGCGACCGCCACCATCGGCGGTAGCTTGGGCAACAACGATACGGCGACGATCTACTTTGCCAACTCCGCCGCCGCCGGATTACTCACCCAAGTTACCTATAAGCTCGGCGTGAGCGAAACCGCGACCACGGTGGCGACCGCCTTGACCACCGCGATCAATGCCAACACCACGCTGATTGCCAATAGCGTCACCGCGACCTCGGCCGCTGGCGTTATCACCATCAGCCAGCCCGGAGAGATTGCCAATCAAACCCAGTTGTCGGACGGAAGCACCGGCGGCCCGAGGGTGACCTTTAGTCCGGCCAGCGGGTTTCTGAGCGGCGGCGCCGGCACCCCCGGCATTAACTTTACCGGCACGCCGCTGTCGTATAACGGCCAAGGCGTCATGCCGGCGCCAAACTCGGTGGCGTTTCAAGATGGCTATTTCATTTTCACCATCGGCGACGGCCGGGTATTTAATACCGACCTCAATTCGCTGGTCATGAACGCGCTGAGCTACGCCACCGTTCAAAGCAAAGCCGACGTCACCCTGCTGCGCGGCATTCCGTTCAACGGCCTGATGTACTTTTTCACCACGGCATCCTGCGAAATCTGGAACGACGCCGGCAATGCACCGCCGGCATTTCCCTATAACCGCTATGCGGTGCTGGAAACCGGCTTGATCCAGTCCGCCGCCATCGCCGGCTTTGAAACCGGCTTTTCCGAGTTGCTGTGGGTCGATCAGGATTTCGGCGTGCAGTACGCGGCGCCCTCGACCGTCGCACCACCGAACAAAGTCTCACCGCCCGATCTCGACCGGCTGATTGAGCAGCAAGTCAACGCCGGCGCGCTATTGGAGGCCGGCTGTTATTACTTCGCCGGCCATAAGCGCTGGCATCTGTCATCGCCGGCCTGGACCTGGGAATTTAATTTGCGCACCGGCAAGTGGAACGAGCGCTGGTCGCTGCAAACCTCCGGCATTCAAGGCCGCTGGCGCGCCAAGGGCGGCCATCCGGCGTTTGGCAAATTCCTGGTCGGCGACGCGCAGTCGGGCAATATGTTATTTGTCGACGATCAGAACTATACCGAAGTCGGCGCGCCGCAGCTGTTCCGGCTGGAAAGCGGTGTGGTCGCCGGCTTTCCGGCATCGGTGCGCATCGCCCGCGCCGATTTTTTGTTCGACATGGGGGTCGGGCAGGCCGTCGGCAATTTCACCATGACGGTGACCGGCGCCGCCGCCGGCACCGGCGGCGTGGTGCGACTGACGGTCAACGATACCTCGCGGGCCGCGACCCATGACGTCGTCATGGTCTCTGGCGTCGGCGGCACCATCGAGGCCAACGGCACGTGGCCGATCACGGTGATTGACGCAACCCACATCGAGCTGCAAGGCAGCACATACGCCAACACCTACACCGCCGGCGGCACTGTGGTTGACATGACGGCACCGCCGCAGGCGGTGGCGCCGGTGGTGGCAATATCGACCTCGTTGGACGGCGGCTTGAACTACGGCAACCCGCTGATCCGCTCGCTCGGCCAACAGGGCCGCGCCAAGCGAGCGCGGGCCTCGGTCAAGAACATGGGACTGTCGTCGCCGATGGGTAATCGTTGGCGGCTTGATGTCAGCGATCCGGTCTACACCGGTTTTCTGATGGCGACGCAATCGAGCGATCCGCGCGAGGTCGGCGGATAACCCGCTAATCAGGTGTAGCAATTTGTGATGGGAGGCTCGCATGGCGCTGACGTTCACGGGCTCGGTGTTCCGGGCCGATCTGCCGCTGGTCAATCTGTCGGACGGCCGGCCGACCTTGGGGACAGGACAGTTTTTCGCCGCCGTCGGCAGCTTGCTGCGACAGCTGGCGGCGGCGCAAGTCGGGCCGCTGACGGCGGTGGCGACGCCGAACAATGCCAATGCCCTCCAGGCCGGGGTGCCGATCGGCGGGCTCTATACGTCGACCGCCGATCCGGCGCCAGTTTATATCAGGACGCAGTGAAGGGATTAAGCGATGGGCATCTTTGATTCGCTGGGCGGCTTTTTGGCGCCGAACGTTTACGGCCCGGAGTCGCAAGGTTTGACCACCGGCTATAATCTGGCGCAGCCCTATCTGGCGCAAGCGTTACAAGGCATTCAAGGCGCCACCGGGCAGGCGGTACCGTTTCTGCAACAGCAGTACGGTGCGGCGCTGCCGTACATGGCGAACGTCTATAACGTCGGCGCCGCCGGCACCGGGCAGCTGGAGAAGCTGCTCGGCATTGGCGGCGGTCCGTCGAGCGCGGCCACCATGCAGCAAACGCTGGCCGGCATGCCGGGCTATCAGTTCACCCGCAATCAGGGGATTGGCGCCATCAATGCCGCCAATGCGGCGTCCGGCGCCACCGGCTCGGGCACCGCCGACAAGGCGCTGGCTGATTATGTGACCGGATTGGCGAACCAGAACTATTCGAGCTATGTCAATCAGCTGGCGCCGTTCCTGAATACAATGACCCAAGGTGCCGGCGGCGTGTCTAATCTCTTTACCGGGCTGGGCTCCGGGGTTTCCAATTTGCTGACCAGCGGTGCCAGCGCTGCCGGGGGCGCGCTCGGCAATCTGGCTAATCTCGGCTGGGGCTATGGCACCGGCTTAGGCGCCGCCGGCGCCCAGCAAAACGTCGCGAATGCCAATTACGGCCTTGCTGGGCTGAGCGGGTTGGCCAGCTTGTTGGGTGGCGCGCTGGGCGGCTCTGGCAGCGGGCTCTCCGCACTGGGCAGCGGGCTTTACAATGCCATTCCGGGGCTCGGCAGCAATATGTTGAGCGACGAGCGGCTGAAAAAGGATGTCGAAAAGGTCGGCGAAACCTATGACGGGCTCGGCATCTTCAAATATAAATATCTGTGGGATGAAACGCCGCGCATCGGTCTGATGGCGCAGGAGGTTGAAAAGCGTGAGCCGGCGGCGGTGATCGATTTCAATGGCTGGAAGGCGGTGAATTACGACAAGGCGACCTCGCGCGCGGCGCAAATCGCCCGCTTTCTTGAGGCCGCCTAATGGCCGAGTTCGACCCGCTGGTTCGGCCGCCGGGCGACACCGCCATCAATTGGGGCGCCGGGCAGCTCCAGAAATTTCTGACCGATTTGCCGACCACCTACCGGCAAGCGGCGCTCGATCAAGCCAAAGTCGACGCGGTCAACAAATTAAGAAACCTTTCGCTGGTCGATCCCAACACCGGGCAGGCCAAGCCGAATGTCTACGGAGCGATGGCGCAAATCCTGGCGGCGACCGACCCGCGTAGCGCCGTCGATCTCCTAAAGTTGGGTCAAGAGCAACAAGATATTGCGCAAGCGCAGGATGTAACCGGCCGTTACTTTGGCGGCGGCCAACCCGGTGCAGCCGGTGCGGCGTATGGGCCAAGCGGCGGCGGCGCCGATCCGCGTGGCTTGGTGCCGTATATTCGCGAAACCGCGGTCAAGTACGGCATTAATCCCGACGTGGCGGTGCGCGTTGCCGGCTCCGAAGGATTAAGCGATCCGGTCGGTGATCGCGGCGCGTCGTTCGGCGCCTTTCAGCTTTTCACCGGCGGCGGTCTTGGCAACGATTTTCAGCGTGACACTGGTCTTGATCCGCGCGACCCGCGCAACGAAAAAGCAACCATCGATTACGCTCTGCGGCGTGCTTCGCAGCAAGGGTGGGGAGCGTGGTATGGCGCTCCTAAAGTCGGTGTTGGGCAATGGACCGGGATTGGGCGGCCGACCGGCCCGCCGCAGGGCAATACGGTCGCCGATATGGTCGGCAATGTCTGGAAGGGCGAAAGCGATGTCAGCCGCATCGTTACCAACAACATCGCCAGGGCGCTGAATGTCTCACCGGACGATCCGTTGCCGGCCAACAAAAAGGAAATCGCCCAACGCTATGTGGAAAATTATGCCCGCCGCCGTGATGCCGCGGAGCCGGAGCGCCGTCCTGATAGCGTGCCGACGCGGACGGCCGAGGACGTGCCGTTGCCGCGGCCGCGGCCGGATATTTTTCCGAGTGAGCAGCTACCCATGCCGACTCGACCGGACTTGGCGTATGGCGGCCCGCCGGCAGCGGCGCCGGCGGCGGTGCCCGACCTTGGCTTTACTGCACCTTTGAGTACGGCACCGCTGATCGCTGGTGCGCGCGGCGGCGCGATGCCGGGGATGCCGTTCGGCGCTGCGCCAGTGGCGGCTGCACCCGCGGCAGCGCCGTCGTTCGCCGAGCGCTTTACGCCGCCGAGCGCGGCGCCAGAGGTTGCCGCCGACATGCAGGCGGCGCGGGCCGAGTTGGCGCAGCAAATGCAGCAGGCGTACGGGGTGCCGCCGGTAGCGCCGCCGCCGGTAGCGCCGCCGCCCGGCGGCGCGCCGCCGCCGCCGGCACCGCCGCCCGCCGCCGAGGCACCGGAATTGGTGCGTCCGCGGCGGCTGCCGCCCGGCTATAGCCGTTGGCAGGACGCGGTGGACGATATGCGGCGCGACGGCAATCGCTTGGCGATGAGCCGTAGCCCGCAAGTGCAGCGCCAAGCTCAGCGGCTGTTGGCGGAGGCTGACGCCATTGAGAAGAGCCACGGCCCGATGCAAATTTCTGCGAATCAGCCAATTTTCAATCCAGAGACGCGGCAATGGATAATGCCGCCGATGGTGCCCGGCGGCCGCGGCAGTGGCGGCGTGCAGGGCATGATCTTGCAGAAGTACATAGCAGAGCATCCCGAGGCGACAGCGGAGGAGCTTCAAGCCTTCAATATCAGCGGGCGGTCGGCGGGACGCTCGGCGATTGCGCAATACATGGCACGCTGGTCGGCCGAGCATCCGAAGGCAAGTGCCGACGCGTTCAAGTTGGCGCAGCAGCAATATCAGCGGCAATTAACGGCACAGAATAGGTTCTTCTCCGGTCCGGCCGGCAACACCATCCGTTCGCTCGATGTCGTGGTGTCGCATATCGGTGTGCTGGACGACATGACCAAGGCGTTGCAGAACGGCCAATTGCAGTTTTTCAATCGGCTAGCGCAAAATTGGGCGGAAGCAAGCGGCAAACCGGAGCCGACCAATTTTAAGGTCGCGGCGCAGGTTGTCGGCACCGAAATCATGAAAGCCTTGACCAATGCCGGCGTTGGCAGCGCCGCGGAGCGTCAGGAATTGAGCAATGCCTTTAACGTGGCCGAAAGTCCCGAGCAATTGCGCGGCTCGATGGCGACGGTGCGCCGTCTGCTCGGCGGTCAGCTCAACGGTTTGCGCCGGCAGTTCAAGGAGTCGACCGGCTTGAAGGACGAGGATTTTAATCAGTTGCTGTCGCCGGAAAATCTGCAATGGTATCAAGGCAAGGACGGCACCAGTCAGGCGCCGAACTATAGCACTATGATCACAGTGACGCCGCGGCAAGGCTATTACGGCGAGCCGCAAAGCGGCGGCGTGCCCGCGGGCGGCGTTATTCGCTATGACGCCCAAGGCCGGCGGCTAGGTCAATAAAATGCCAATTCGGACCCAAAGCGCCGATGGCGTGGTGCACGAGTTTCCCGACGACACCGCGCCCGAGATTGTCGATCGGGCGATGGCGGATTATGCGCAACAGCAAGGTGGCGGCGGCGGCGCCGTCGAGCGGGCGCTGGAACCGCACCAACGCGGACAGGTTGCGTTCGAGTCCGGTGTTCTGAGTGGTTCGCTGCCGGTGGTCGGGCCGGCCATTCGCGGTGGTGCCGAGCGGATCGCCGCGGTGCTACGCGCCATCACGCCGGGCGGCAAGTCGTATGAGGAGGAGCTAAAAGCGGTGCAGCGCTATCGCGCCGGCGCCGAAAAGGAAAATCCACTGCACGAAGCGATCGGCGAGGTCAGCGGCGGTGTTGCTGGCAGCATGGTTGCTGGCCTCAGTCCGGCGGGACGTTGGGCGCTCGGTCTGGTCGGTAGAGATGTCCCCGAACAAGTGGCGGCGGGAGTGCTCAGTGGCGGTGTTCTTGGTGCCGCCGATGCGCTGGCGCGCGGGCAAGACCCGACCTTGGCCGGCGGCCTATCAGCCGTGGCCGGCGGGCTTGGGCCGGCGGTGGGGCCGATTGTCAGGAAGGTGGCCGAGCCAGTTATCAGCACCATTCGCGGCGCCCGTGAACCGGGTTTAGAAGCGGAGCGCCGGGTGGCGGCAGCGCTAGACCGCGATATCAGGGCGGCGCCGCCCGGCACTGATGCGGGGTTGTCGGCACAGGAGTTTGCGCAAGCGCAAGCCCGCGGTGCGCCGGTCGGGCTAGTCGATATCGGCGGTCAGACAACCCGCGCGCTGGCGCGCAGTGCCGCCAATGTATCGCCGGAGGCGCGCGCCATCGAGAATCGCTTTATTAATGATCGCTATGAGGCGCAGTCGCGACGCTTTGGCGATTGGTTTCAGCAATCGTTCCATTATCCCGATGCAGCGGCGCAGCAAACCGCGCTTGAGGAAACGGCGCGAACCGTCAATCGGCCGGCTTACGAGCGCGCCTATCAGGCCGGCGATCGGGAAATCTGGTCGCCGGAATTAGAGCGCTTGACGGCGGCGCCGTATGTGCAAAGCGCGATGGGCGGCGCGATTCGCAAGTGGCGCAACTTCGCGGTGCGTGAGGGCTATGGCGCGCTCAATCCGCCGTATCGTATTGAGAATGGCCGCATCATCAGCGCCGGCAGCAATCTGCCGGTTTATCCCAACGTGCAATTTTGGGATTATGTCGCCCGCGATTTGCAGGATCGGGCTCGCGCCGCAGCGCCCGGCACCCAACAACGCCTGCTCTACAATGATTTTGCCCGTGGCATTAAAAATGAGGCCGATCGTCTGGTGCCGCAATTTGGCGAAGCCCGCGCCGGCGCGGCACGATTTCCCGGCGCCGAGAACGCACTAGAAGCGGGCCAGCAAGCGGTAACGTCAAGAATGTCAAATCGCGAGCTGCGGCAGAATTTGCAGCGCTTGCGGCCGCAAGAGCGGCAGCTGTTTCAAG